GAAGCAGACGAAAACACGAATGAAAGAAAACCTAAAGACAACATCAGACTGGTTAAAAGAAGCCCAAGTAGTTTTCAATAAGTACATAAGGGAACGTGATAAGAATAAGCCTTGTATCAGTTGCAATTCAAAACTCGGAGATAAATTTGACGCAGGACATTTTTGGAGTTCAGGTGGACACAAAGCAGTTACATTCAACGAAGATAACGTACACGGTCAATGCGTAGCCTGTAACCAATGGAAACACGGAAACCTAATCAACTATCGTGAGGGTCTCTTAAAACGCATAGGAGAGGCTAAATACGAGCAATTAAGCCAACTTGCTAACCAAATACGAAGATACTCAGCAGACGAACTAAAAGAAATAATCAAAACCTACAAACAAAAGATAAAAGATGGAATACAATAGCGACTTTCGTTACGACCTTAAAATAGGTCAGGAGTATGAAACCCTACTAAGTGAGGTGATAGCGTCTACAATCGAAGTAAAACGTGATTTTAAGTGCTATGAGACAGGAAACCTATTCGTAGAATATGAAAGCAGAGGTAAGAAAAGCGGAATCAGCACGACGCAAGCTAAATGGTGGGTGTATTGGTTTAGTAAAACACGAAGTATTTTGATTGAAACAAGCGAATTAAAGCAGATGTGTAGAAAATACATAGGCACAAATCGAGATATTTTAGGCGGAGATTCCAACACCAGCAAAGGAATATTGCTACCGATGGAAGATTTATTCAAAAAAATTGACTAAAAAATATACACGAGTATAAATAATTACTATATTTGTGTATCAAAATTAAACGCTATGAAAAATTTATTTAAAAGTTTAGCGGCATTTCAGCAGGAAGTGCCAGTAATTCACAAGGCTACTCAAGGTTATGGGTACTCTTACGCAGATTTACCTAAGATTTTTGAGGTAATCAATCCTATCTTAAAGAAACACGGACTTGGATTCACTCAGCAACTAACCAACAATGATGGACAGAACTGCCTAAAGACAGTAATCTTCCACGAGAGCGGAGAGTTTATGGAATCAGAGTGTATGATTCCTTATGTTCAGCTCAAGGGTATGAATGACTATCAGGGCTTTGGTTCTGGAGTAACGTACTACAGACGCTATGCACTAAGTTCAGCACTTGGTTTAGTAACAGACAAAGACACGGATGCTTCAGGCGAGCAAGTAAAGACTGAAAAGAAACTGCCTACGATTGACCAAAAGAGATTTGCTGCAGCAGTACAAGCGATTGCCAAAGGAGAATACACACGAGAAAAACTCGAAGCATCATTCTCATTAACTGATGGTCAAATTGATATGCTCAACGCACTATGAAAGCTCTCAAGATTCGATGTTCTGCCATTGGAAAAATAATGGCAACACCACGCTCTAAAAGCGAACTACTAAGCCAAACTGCTAAATCTTACATTCACGAACTCGTGTTAGAGGAGAAATACGGCGTCAGGAAGGAGTTTTCAAGCCGATACACAGACAAAGGTAACGCAGTTGAGGATTTATCTATCTCACTTGTCAATGATGTCTTAGACGTAAAATTTATCTACAAGAACGAAGAGCATTTTGAGAACGATTGGGTTAAAGGAACACCTGACGTAAACACGGAGGACGTATTGCTTGACGTTAAATCAAGTTGGGATGCTACTACCTTTCCGTTTTTCGATACCGAAATACCTAACAAAGACTACTTTTATCAGCTACAAGGTTATATGTGGCTAACTGGAAAGACACAGTCAATGCTTTGTTACTGCCTTGTAGATACTCCAATTGATATGGTTGAAGACGAAATCCGCAGAGCCCATTGGAAGTTGCACAAGATTGACGAGGACTACGACTTGCGTGAGGAGATTCTACGTAAACACGAATTTAGCCAAATCCCAAAGAACCGCAGAGTAAAAGTTTTCTACGTACAAAAAGACGAAGCAGTCATCGAACAAATCAAAGAAAAGATAGAGTATTGTCGTGAGTATTATAACGCCTTAATTAAATTCTTATGAAAGAACTTATGATAAAAGAAATTCTTGATAGATATGAAAAAGCTATTAATGAATTGTCATATTACAAAAGAAGAGTAGAAAATCACGAACAACAATTGAGAGTTGCTAATCGAGAAAACCAACAACTAAAAGTTAATATTCAGTTACTCGAAGCAAAATTAGACGAACTTAAAAACACGTAAAATGAAACGAACAAGAAAAGAAATAGAAGAAGCAAATTTAGCTTTAAGTTTAATGTACCCAAATCTAAGTACTGATTTACAATATAGATTTAGAGATGCTATTAATACAATAAATGCTGCTATTGATGAAATTGAATTAGAAAAAGAAGTAATTGAAAATAATATGACTCCAAAACAAAAAGCAGAAGAGTTATTATCAAGATACTTAAAAGTAAAAACACATAAAATGTTTAATGGATGGTGGCATAAAATGACTGCAAAGCAATGTGCTTTAATTGCAGTTGATGAAATAGTTTATGAAATGTATAATGCATACAAAATTGTTTCATATGAATATTGGAATGATGTTAAAGATGAAATAAACAAACTATGAACATAACACGCGACCAAGATAAGCCAACAAGAATAGAAGACCCGATTGTCCTTAAAGTGATAACTAAGTTTTATGACCGCTCACAACGAGGAATAGAGAAGTACGGCACTATGTTAACACGAACTGATTTAAGTGCGTTAGAATGGCTTAATCACGCTCAGGAAGAGGCTATGGACTTCTGCTTGTACCTTGAACGACTAAAAGACGAAGTAAAAACCTTTAAACAAGAACAATGAAAATAGAAATCACCCAATACGGACACAAGTCGACCTATGAGTTCGAACACGAGGATGTTGATTTGGAGGAGTTGCTCTTCTACATTGAGCGTGTCATCAGGTTGACTGGATACGAATTTAACGGACATTTAGAAATAGTAAACGAGGAAGAATGAATTACGAAAACTACTACCGACTATTACACCTGTTAGCAGGAATAACAATTGGTTATTTAATTTTTACACTATGAAAAAACGAAACGAAGAACGAGAATATTACGCTGCATTAGGTACAATGATACTCATTACCGTAATCAGCATTACATTAATCATCGCATTTATCAGTAACATATAAACCCAACATAATGGAAAACAAAACAAACACAGGAGCAATCTTTAAGAACGACAAAAAGACGAATGAGAAACAACCCGACTACAAAGGAAAGGTAAACGTAAACGGAAAAGAAATGGAAGTGGCTTTGTGGGTAAAGCAAGGTAAAAACGGAAGTTTCTTCTCAGCATCATTTAGCGAGCCTTATGTAGCGCCAGTTGAAAGATTCCCTATTGGAGATAGTATTGACGATTCACTTCCTTTCTGATATGTACATAAACGATGAAGACCTACGGAAGCAGATACATAAACTACTACTTACCCGAACACGAAACCAAATCGTAGAGGACATTAAGTTATTAGGATACAAGATGCACCACTTCCAAGTAAACAACTTTCTCAACGGAAAAGACGTAACCTTGTCAACACTACACAAGTTAGATAAGTATGTAAGCCGAGAGATTTATTTAAATGGATTAGAGCCACTTTAACAGGTGGCTTTTTTTTGTAGGCAACTTGTTAGATTAAAATATAGTCATATATTTGTTTAGAATTTAACCAATGAACGCACTAACTATCTTATCGAAATATCACAAGGAGTGGCTAAACATAGTCCGTTTATTTGGTGACAACGAGTTCGCAGAAGATGTAGTACAAGACGTCTATTTAAAGATTGACCAATACAACTACTACGATAGAATCATTCAAGACGGAGAGCCAAACCGTGCGCTGATGTGGATACTACTTCGAAACACAACGTATAGAGCCAACAAAACCGCATCTAATGACTTATCTATAGACAAGGTGACGGATTTATCAGCAGAAGAATTAGAGCTACCTAAACACGAATCATTAGAGAGAATCTATGAGAGGATAGAATATGAAATTAGCGAGTGGAATTGGTACGACCAAAAGCTATGGAAGATATACAAAGACGAACGAAAGCCAATGCGTCAAATAGCAGATGAAACAGGCATTAGTTTAAAGTCTATTTTCCTAACGATAAAATCCTGCAAAGAAAGAATACGTCAGTCAGTCGGAGAAGACTACGCTGATTTTTTAAACGAAGAATTTGAATTAATATGAAATTTGTTAAAAATACAAAG